CGTGATAAGACAGATTTTACAGACCTAAATCTTGGTTTAGACTTTGTAAAAGCTCTTGAGCCTGTCACATACAAGTGGGACAAGCGTTCTAAGTACGCTGAAGAGGGCGATGATTTAGCTGCAATCACGCATGATGGCACTCATAAAGAAGATTGGCTGGACGTAGGGTTTAAGGCACAGGCAGTTGAGGCTTTAGAGAAAGCGGCAGGATACACCATTTCTGATAAGACAAATCTTATCACGAGTCTTACAGAAGACGGTAAGCAGTATGGTCTACAGTATAGTAAGTTCGTGCCGATTTTGGTGAAAGCTATACAAGAACTTTCAGAAAAGGTTAAAGAGTTGGAAAGTAAATCACATACTAAGTGTAGTAAATAAAGGACAAGTCGATGGCTGTTACAAAAGCGTTAATAAAAACTATTCCTCATGTTACATCCAACAGAGTGGAGCAATGGGAAATTGAAATGAAGTATGAGAACAACTCTGAGGGCGATGCTACTTACTATACAAGCACTTTTACTCATACAGCAGTTGCAGACGATGGTGATTACAGCAAAGCTGCCAAAGGTACGTTCAGTAATGCAAATTTAGTCGCTCTCTGTCCTGTAGCTCATTGGGACGTTGTATTTGCCAGTCAGGTAGCTTCGGTGATTACCAGTCCTGTAGTACAGCCAGTTCCTGATGCATCTTTTGCAGTGCCTTCATGATAAAACAGGAATATAAAATGCACACGGTTCCATCTGTGTTTCTTTTAGAAACATGGATGCCAGAAGATATGGTGCAAGGACTCAATGCGTATTTAGATGAATTAATGGAGAAGGATGATCGTATTTCCCACGCTGGTACATTGGTGGGTCAAATTGGTCATGGTCAGCAATTGACGATGAATCATAATGATCCAAGGTTGACTGCGTTTTGTGAAATGACCGGAGTTTTAGCAGCGGATTATGTGAAGCATTTTAGTCAGACTACTGGTAACCCGATGAGTGGTGAGCGTCAAATCGAGATTGATGAATTATGGTCAGTACATTCTTATGAGCGTGATTATAATCCCACCCATGACCATGGTACTAAAACGCTGATGGGCGTTTCATGTACTGCATGGACGAAAGTGCCGCAGCAGATATTAGATCAGCCCACAGCAGGAAGTCCGGAGTATTCTTTATATAACTCCAGTGGAAATGCTGATGGTTGCTTGGCATTCAATTATGGAATTAATTCTGTAATCGATGTTGAGAGATTACGGCCTCCTCAGAGCTTTGTTATTAAACCTGAAGTGGGAAAATATTTTATGTTCCCGTCATGGCTTCAGCATTCTGTATATCCATTTGAAGGCGATGGTGAGCGTCGTACAGTAGCCGCTAATCTGAATGTCTGGAAAGCGGGAGATGGTCATCAAAGTAGAATTAATTAATTATGAGGTGAACAATGTTTGATTTTATTATTACACTTGTATCGATTGTCACGGGTATTGTATGTCTTGCCAGCTTTATTGCGGCTGTGACACCAACACCCAAGGATGATGTATGGATTGGAAAATTGTATAAGTTAGTTGATGTTTTGGCTTTGAATATCGGGAAGGCAAAACAGAAGGGTAATTAGTTAATGGGGTTTAAATTATCTATTGTGTTAGGAATTGCTTTAGTGATGTTGTCGGGAGCTTTTAAACTCTACTATGACAAGTCAGAAGCGGAGAAAATGGCTATAGCAATGCAGTTGCAGACATCAATGGATAATCAATTACGTCTTGAGAATGCAATTGATACTCAAAATAAGCAAATTGAGAAAGCAATTGAAAATAAGAAGATATCCGATGCTCGGATTGAATCGTTGGCTATTGCTAATAATGAGGCAACTGAAAAAATCGATGAATTACGCGAGAAATTTGCTAGTCATGATCTTGATATGTTGTCGTTGCGTAAGCCGGGATTAATAGAAAAACTTGTTAATCGAGGCACGGCAACTGTTTTTAAAGAACTTGAAGATTTAACTAATCCGAGTCAGTTTGATGCTAAAACAGAAGGTTAAACATGAAAGTATTGGTTTTGGTTCTGCTAGTCATTTGCAGTGGTTGCACAACGGCGTTTCGTCCGCCGGAGGTTCGGCCAGTAGAAGTGATAACTATCGAGAAACCGGCTCCGATGTATCACCCGCCGCTTCCACCAAGAATCAAGAGTATGCCGGTTCAATGGAAGATTTTGACACCGGACACGATGGAAGAGTATTTGGAGGATTTGAAGGCTGGCGAAGCTCCAGTTAATGCGTGGTATTCTCTAACCACTAAAGGATACGAGAATATCAGTAATAACATGGCACAGATTCAACGGTATATCAGACAAGTTTTATCTATAGTTGAATACTACCGGGATATTGATGCAGAACGACAGAAAGAGGATGCAGAGTTACAGATAGAAGAATGAGTAAATTAACCGAAATGTTGCGTCGCCATGAAGGCGTGGAAAGTCACGCTTATTTATGCAGTCAGAACTTCACGACTATCGGCGTGGGTCGGAATATCGATGCCGGTGATAACGGTCGTGCAAGAGGATTGGGGTTGTCGGATGATGAGGTTGATTATTTGTTACAGAATGATATTGATCGAGTAATACAAGAACTGGATGGTGAATATGCGTGGTTTGCAGGACTGAATCAAGCACGTTCTGATGCAATGGTCGATATTAGCTTTAATCTGGGTCAGACAAGATTGAGAGGGTTTAGGAAAGCATTGGAGGCGATGGAATCAGGTGACTGGGAAGAGGCTAGTAAGCAATTTCTCGATAGTCGGTGGGCCAGTCAGGTTGGTAACAGGTCTAAAGAATTGGCAGAAATAATTCGGACAGGTAGGTATCTGAATTAGTATTTTATAATAGGAGATAGATATGGGTATGGCTCGTCCGAATCAAGCATTTCAAGGTCAGCAGTTTCAGGGTGGACCTAATAAGGGCGGTGGCACGGCAGTTCAGCAAGCACCGTTTGGTGGTCAGTCCTCTTACGGAACACAAACAGGATGGGGGCAGCCCCAGCAACAGCAGGCGACTAATCCATTTCAAGGATTTCAAGCGCCACAATATTCCGGTGAATCTCCAGTACAAGGTGGCGGATTTGGACAGCCTCAACAACAGTTTCAGGGTGGCCCTAATAAGGGCGGTGGAGGTCTTTTTGGAAATGTTCCGTCAGCACCAGCGCCTTGGCAGGCTGCTCCAGCAATGGGTGCGTTACCTGATCTTGACAGGTTAGGAGCGGGCATTCCGCCTTTGCAAACGGCAAATTTGTATAACCAGATGCGTATTGGGGGAGCACCAGCAATAGCTCCTCCAGCACCGGCACCTTGGCAAACACCAATAGCTCCGCCACCACTGGCACCTTGGCAGACTTCTTTACCGGTTGATGCGTTAGGTGGGTATGACAGAATGCCTACGCGAGAATTCTCGTTGCCAGTAATTCAGCCCCAAGCACCTTCTCCATATGATCCAAGGATAGGTAGAGAAATATTCCAGCCAGCATTAGCACCTTTGCCATCTGCTCCGCCATCAATAGCTCCGCTAGATCGTATTCCTGAATTTGACGGACAAATTGATTTTCAGGATAGGACTGGCGGGGTTCGTGAGGCGATCGCAACGGCACGAGATCCGTATATGTTGGGACGAGAGCCACTAGAAATGGATAGACGGCTAGGAGATGTGTTGGAAAGAGAGCCACTAATTGATAGACGGATAGCAGAAGAACCATTATCTGAGAGAGAGGATGCTAATCGTCAGGCACGAGAAGCATCCCTTGCTAAAAGGCTTGGCATAACTGGTGATCAGTATGCCGATCAAGTTGAAAGGGAGAGGGCAGATCGGGGGTTGGCTCCAAGAGATTTCGGGTTAGAAGAATATGGTGGCCCAGCAAGAGATGCTGGCCGTCAGGCACGAGAGTATGATCCAAGGATAGGTGCAGCAATAGTTCCAGATGCTGCTCGTGAAAGGCAGGTTCAGTTGGACATGGCCGGTTTGGGTGAAGATCGTGCACGTCGGCAGCAGAGATTTGCGCCTATTGATCCCTCTTTGGGGGCAGACCCGTATTCAAGAAATTCTTCTGTTAGTGGACCCATGATCGATGCAGGTCTTCAACAGCGATTAGCAACGGCTCAACAGTTGGGTCAGTTAGGTGGTCAGCAACAGCGGATGGCCTTTGAACAACAATTGGGTCAACGAGGTAGTCCAATCGGATGGCAGCAAGCATTAGGTGGACTCGGTGGGGTTAGACCCCAGATGAGAAGACCAATCCCTGTTCCGCGCAAACCAAGAGTTCGTAAGCCGATTCGGTGAGGTAAGGTGTATTAACGATGCCGCTGCGTAAATTACAATTTCAGCCGGGAGTCAATAAAGAAGGCACTGAATACAGTGCAGGCTCTGGTTGGTTTGACTCGGATAAAGTTCGTTTCAGAAAGGGACGCCCTGAAAAGATAGGTGGCTGGGAGAAGTTTTCTACCAGTACATTTCTTGGTGTGTCCCGATCGATACATGACTGGGCATCATTGGCTTCTACAAAGTTTTTGGGTATTGGCACGCATTTGAAACTGTATGTTGCGGAAGGAACGAGTTTTTATGATGTGACGCCTATCCGTTCAACAACTTCGGCAGGAGATGTCACGTTTGAAGCAACCAATGGCTCATCCACCATCACTGCAACGGATTCAGCACATGGTGCTAAAGTTAATGATTTTGTCACATTTTCTGGTGCGGCAACTCTGGGTGGTTTGGTTACGGCTGCAGTGTTGAATCAGGAATATCAGATTGTCACAGTTTCAAGTACCAGTATCTTTACCTTCGCAGCCAAAGATACTTCAGGCGATGAAGTTACTGCAAACTCAAGTGATTCTGGGGATGGCGGATCGTCTGTCGTTGGCGCATATCAGATTAACACCGGTCTGAATGTTTATGTGGATGGTACAGGCTGGGGTGCTAATGCGTGGAATGCAGGGACATTTGGTAGTTCCAGCAGTGTTGCCAGTGGTAATCAATTGCGTCTTTGGAGTCAGGATAATTTTGGAGAAGATTTAATTACCAATGTTCGTGGTGGTGGCGTTTATTATTGGGATACCAGCAGCGGCACTGGTACAAGGGCTGTCGATATAAGTACGATTAGTGGTGCTTCTGCTACACCTACTGTGGCATTGCAAATTATGATTTCTGATGTGGATCAGCATGTTATTTGCTTTGGTGTAAATGATATCGGCTCAAGCGTTATCGATCCATTGTTGGTTCGCTGGTCGGACCAAGAATCAGCAGCAGACTGGACACCAACGGCAATCAATACTTCCGGCGGTGTACGAATTAATCAAGGTTCAAAGATTATCGGTGCGTTGCAGACCAGACAGGAAATCCTGATTTGGACGGATACCAGTATCCATTCAATGCGATTTATAGGATCACCATTTATTTTTCAGTTTAATTTATTGAGCCATAATATCTCGATGATCTCTCCGAACGCATCAGCTAATGCCCGTGGCAGCGTGTATTTTATGGATCGTGGTGGGTTTTTTGTTTACAACGGTGCGGTTCAACCGGTACCTTGTTCAGTTAAGGATCATGTATTTTCTAATATTAATTTGAGTCAGGCATACAAGGTTCATGCAGCGACTAATGTGGATTTTTCTGAAGTGACTTGGTATTACCCTGTTGGTGAAGGAAATACCGATATCACCAATTATGTGACCTTTAATTATGCTGAGAATGTGTGGTCAGTTGGAACTTTGGTGAGAGGAACATGGATTGAGGCTGGTACACGAGATTATCCGATGGCCGCTTCAGTTATCACTTCTGATGATAATAATTATATATACAGGCATGAGACAGGCTATGACGATGATGGATCTGCGATGACAGCCTATATCGAATCTGGAGATGTGGAATTGGATGAGGGTGGAAGATTTATGTTCTTGAGTAGGATGATTCCGGATTTCAAATTCAGTGGTGATACTGGAAGTGTGTC